GCAGTTACCGGCTTGATGGCCGGTACTCGCTCGAACAGAAAACCCCGTATGCCTCGCGCTGCGGGGTTTGTGCATTCTGGAGGGACGATGCTGTGTCGATCTGTCGCGGCTGCCCTCATTACTCATTCGAAATCGCTCTTTCGCCTTCCGATCCTTATCGTCGCATACGGGTTATTTATCTGTGCGCTGTCGGCATGTCTCGCCCTGGTATGCGTGAGGCTTGCAACGCAAGGCCTGTTCGAGACAACGGACTGAGGCGGAGGAGAACGGACGTAACAGCAGACGGACAATCCGCAGCGGAACCCGGAGGCGATAATGGCTCTAACGCCGAAACAGCAAAGATTTGTTGAAGAATACCTGATTGACTTCAATGCCACCCAGGCGGCTATAAGGGCTGGCTACAGCGCAAAGACGGCGAGAGCCACGGGGAGCGAAAACCTTACAAAACCAGATGTGGCTGCAGCAATCGAGGCTGGGCAAAAAAGTCTGACAGCGCGCGCCGAGCTGACTCAAGAAGAAGTGCTGCGCGATCTGGCGTTGGTAAAGGCTGATGCAATGCAGGTCGTATTCGACAAGGATGGCAACCGTGTCATGGCTGACCGTGGCGCCGCTTTGAAAGCGCTGGAGCTGCAAGGCCGGCATCTGGTGATGTTCACCGACAAGCAGCAGATCGGCGGCGACAAGAATAACCCGGTAGGCATCAATCTGAGTGTGAGCTTTGAATAGCCGGGCCATCAAGTTCCCGAAGAAAACCCAATTTCTGTTTAATCCGTATCGCTACAAGGTCGCGCACGGTGGCCGTGGCTCCGGCAAGTCGTGGGCATTTGCTCGGGCGCTACTGCTGCTGGCTGCCAAGAATCCGCTGCGCATCCTATGCGCTCGCGAGGTGCAGAAGTCGATAAAAGACTCAGTACACAAGCTGCTGAGCGACCAGATACAGGCAATGGGCCTGGGTGGGTTTTTCGATGTGCTGGAAACAGTCATTCGCGGGCGCAACGGATCAGAGTTTGCCTTCGCTGGCCTGGCATCGCATACCGTTGAGTCGATCAAGTCGTTTGAGGGTTGCGATATTGTCTGGGTGGAAGAGGCTCAGGCAGTGAGCAAACGCTCGTGGGATGTGCTGATACCCACAATCCGCAAGCCTGACTCCGAAATATGGGTGACGTTCAACCCGGATATGGACACAGACGAAACCTATCAGCGTTTCGTGGTCAATCCACCGCCTGATAGCTTTGTGGTGCAGATGAACTACTCGGATAACCCGTGGTTCCCCTCCGTGCTCGAGCAAGAGCGGCTGCATTGCCAGCGCACGGCACCAAAGGATTACGAAAACATCTGGGAAGGCAAGTGCAAGACTGTGGTGGATGGCGCGATATACGCAGATGAGATGCGGGAGGTCGTCGAATCTGGCCGCGTTCGTGATGTGCCATACGATCCGCTGCTGAAAGTGCATGTCATTTTCGATCTGGGATGGAATGACGCCATGTCGATTGGCCTTGTCCAGCGGGCAGCTTCCGAATTGCGCGTGATTGGCTACATCGAGGACAGTCACCGGACATTGGAAAGCTACAGCCGCGATCTGAAGTCCTTGCCGTACACGTTTGGCCAACTCTACCTGCCGCACGATGGCCGACACAAGGATTTCAAGACCGGAAAGAGCGCAGAGGAAATCATGCGCGGCTTTGGCTGGGATGTGCGAATCACTCCAAGCATGGACATAGAGACCGGCATCAAGCTGGCTCGAATGGTGTTGCCGCGTTGCTATTTCGACAAATCGACCGAGCGGCTAGCCGAGTGCCTGAAACGCTACCGGCGAAGCATCAACCAGACGACCAATGAGCCAGGCGCACCGCTGCACGACGAATACAGCCACGGCGCGGATATGTTCCGATACCTAGCCGTAAACGCAGACAGCCTCACAAACGATGAATGGGGCGGCTCGCTGAGTTACCCGAAATTCAATTACTAACCCGCTTCGGCGGTTTTTTTACGCCCACAGAACAGGTTATGCCAGCTCAAAACGAAAAAATCACCGACGACGAAATCAAGGCGATCACTGAGCGGGAAATCCGCAATGCGCTTGGTTTTCGCTCCGGCAAGCTGGCCGAGTCGCGCCGCAAAGCGATGCAGTATTACCTTGGCCGTCCTGTTGGCGATCTTTCGCCACCTGAGATTGAAGGCCGCTCGTCGGTTGTCGATACGTCGGTGGCTGACACTGTTGAATGGATGCTGCCTACGCTGCTGAAAATCTTCACCGCCGGCGATAACGTGGTTGAGTTCGCCCCGCAGAATCAAGGCGACGAGGAAAAGGCCAAGCAGGCGACTGAGTACATCAACTATATCTTTTATCGCCAGAATCCCGGCTGGCAGCTGCTGTACAGCTGGATCAAGGACGCGCTGATTGAAAAGGTCGGCGTGCTTAAGGTCTGGTGGGATGAGCACGTCGAAGAAACGCGGGAAGAATACTCCGGGCTGTCTGACACTGAGCTGGCTATGCTGCTGCAGGATGAGCAGATAGAGCCGAAGGAGCATAAGGCCTACGACGACCCGCAAGCCGCGCAACAGAAGCAACAGTCGCTGCAGCAGTTGCAGCAGCAGGCGCAAGCCAATCCGCAGGCAGCGGCGCAGATGCAGCAGGTTATGCAGATGCCGACGCCGCAGCTGCATGATGTGACGCTGATCCGCCGGCAGAATCAATCCCAAGTTCGGATTGAGAACGTGCCGCCTGAAGAGTTCCTGATCAGCCGCACGGCCAAGACGCTGGATGATGCGCCATTCGTCGCGCACCAGGTCATGCGCTCGATCAGCGACCTTCGCGCCATGGGCTACAAGAACGTCGATCAAATCCAGAGCGATGACACGCAGGCGGCGTTTAGTCTGGAGCGCATCGAGCGTGCGCAGGTAGACGACGAGATGGCAGGGTTTACTGTCGGTTACGACTCGTCGGTCATTGACGACAGCCAGCGCAAGGTCTGGATCACGGAATGCTATCTGCGATGCGACTACGACGGCGACGGCATCGCTGAGTGGCGAAAAGTGGTCCGCGCTGCGAATGTGATTCTGGAAAACGTCGAGTGCGATGGCCCGCCGTTCGTGACGATCTGCCCGGTTCCGATCCCGCATCGATTCTTTGGCCTGTCTATCGCCGACCTGGCGATGGAAACGCAAAAAACAAAAACCAATATCCTACGCGCCATTCTGGACAACCTGTATCTGCAGGTTAATGGTCGGTATTTCGCGGTAGATGGTCAAGTCAACCTGGACGACCTGCTGACCAGTCGCCCCGGTGGCGTGGTGCGCATCAAGAATCCGGGCGCAGTTGGCCGGCTGGATCAGGGTCAGGTCGATGCTCGCGATGCCTACCAGATGATCGAGTATTGCGAGTCGTGGAAAGAAAACAGAACAGGATGGACGCGCTACTCGCAGGGCTCTACTGGCGACAGTCTGAACAAGACCGCAACCGGCATCAATATTGTCACCAACCGCGGTGACATGCGGCTTGATCTGATTGCGCGTGTGTTTGCTGAGACAGGATTCCAGCGGCTGTTCATGCTCATTTTGAAGCTGATCTGCCAACACCAGAAGAAGTCGCAGGTTGTTAGCCTGACCGGCGGCTGGCAGGAGATTGACCCGACCGAGTGGCGCAACAAGTTCGACCTCAATATCAATGTCGGTCTCGGCACCGGCAACAAAGATCAGCAGGTTCAGCACTTGATGACGCTGCTGCAAGTCCAGCGCGAAGCTATGGCGATTGGCGTTGCCGATCCTTCGAAAATCTACAACGCAGCCAGCAAGCTGACGGAGTCGCTCGGCTTTAAGGACCCCGAGCGCTTCTTTGCTGACCCAAGCAAACAGCCGCCAGCGCCGCCTAAGCCTGATCCTGAAGTACAGAAGATGCAAATGCAGATGCAAGCCGACCAGCAGAAGGCCATGCACGATCTGCAATTGCAGCGCGAGAAATTCGCAGCAGAAATGCAATTGGAGCGGGAAAAACTTGAGGCAGAAATCGCGCTCAAGCGTGAGGACATGATCCTCAAATACAGGACGCAGCAAGAGTCAGCGATGTACGCGGCACTTTACAAGCAATCGGAGCAAATGATCGATGACACCGGACGAGGAATCGAAACTCAGAGCGGAAGCCAGCCGGGGACAGCAGGCCAAGGAGTTGATGGAGCATCCGCTTATGGTGGAGGCGCTCCAGATTATCCGCAGCAACCTGACCCAGGCATGGGAAACCAGCCCGGCGCGTGACGATGAAGGACGGGAAAAACTATGGATGATGCAGCACCTGTTAAAAGGCGTGGAAGGCCACCTAAAGCAGGTGCTGGAGACGGGGACAATGGCGAGCTTGCAACTGAGCAACTGGCAGAAACTGAAAATGAGGGCGTCGGAATGGATTGGTCTGGACTGAATGAGTTGTTGAAAGACAAAGAATCGTCCGGCGCGAATATCGTTCGTGTCTGGCATCCAGATGCACCGGGCCGCTGGTTCGGCGACAACATTGACGCCCCTTGCGAGATCGGCAAGCCAGCCTATCAGGTCAGCTCCGGTCAGATTGTCGAGGTGGAATGATGCCTTCGACGTTCTCCAATTTCGTTTCCCGCGATCCATACAGCAATCTGCTCGGTGGCTATGTTAAGCGCCCGTTCCAGATCGCTGAGGACGTGAGCGCAGCCGGTGCGACTCAGGCCTATGCCATCGACAGCAAGCCGGTAAACCTGTGTTTCGCCGCAAAACTGCAGTCTGGCACAAGTGCTGCGGCAACCATTGAGCAATCGAGCGACGGCGGCGC